GAATGGCTCGACCGCCTCCGCCCAAGCCCCAGCAGCTACCCAGCTGATCACCGGATACTTGAATGACTCGGGCTGCTCTCCCAGCGCCCTCACATTGCTCGGCTCTCGCTGCGAGCCTTGTCCGGATGCCAGCCATTCGGCAGTCACGCCAAGAGCTCTCGCTATTTCAAGCAGCTTCTTAGAAGTCGAGTTTCGACCACTTTCAAGGTGCTGGATCGTGACCTGGCTAACCCCGGCTTTCTCCGCCAGCTGGGCCTGGCTCAGGCCCAACGCCGTGCGACGTTCAAGGATTCGGTCTTTGAGCATTTCGGAAGGTTTGTTCATGCCTGCAAGGGTAAAACACACGTTATTAGTCATCAAATAACATGTGTTTGCCTTATTTATAACTTGCGTTATCATCGAGTGCACGATCCATTGAGGCACGCAGACATGCCGAACACAGAAAGACCCATTGACGAGGTCGTGCGCTTGGCCGGAGGCCAGGCAGAGCTCGCCCGAAGATGTAACACCAGCCAACCACGTATTTGGCAGTGCGTGCACCGGAACAAGAAGGTGCCGGCAGATCTGGTGATCCCCCTCGAGAAGGCAGTAGGGGGTCAGGTTACCCGCCATCAGCTGAGACCTGACCTCTACCCGGCAGAGGATAAGTGCGCTTCGTGATGAGCATTGTGCATCCGAAGGCTTTTAGCCAGTAGATGACCGAAACACCTGCGAATCCATCCAGTACAGGAATCGCAGGCGAAAAAAAACCGCCTGGCAGGGCGGCTTTCTCTACAGCATTTCAACGGGTTTAAGCATGACAAACATCGTCCCACTTGACAAGTCCAGGGGGTTCACCCGGATGGACAACCAGCTCATGGATGGCCTGCTGGCTATCGATCTCCCTGCTCGGGAGATGAAGATTGTGCTTTACGTGGCCAAGGCCACGATCAACTTCGGTGCGGGTGCTCAGCGCATTCCGGCTACCGACATCGCGAAGGCGATCAACGCTCACCCTGACACCGTATCCAAGGCAATCTCCAGCCTGTTGCGTCGCCGGGTGCTGTTTCGCGAGGGCGGTGCACGTGGTGACATCGGCGTGAATGATCCGAAAGACTGGGTCTACGTCACTGATCCGAATCAGACCAAAACAGCCGGGTCGGCTCAAGTGGTCCGAATCGGCGAAGAGTCGAAACAGACCAAAACCGCCGACTCCCTTCTTTATTCTAAGAATCTAACCCCCTATGTATCTCTTCCTTCGGAAGAGAATACATGCCCCCCCAGCGTTGAGCCGCCGACTCCCGCCAAGGTTGACCGCAAGGCGCCGTTCGGGAAGGTCGCCATGCTGGCCGACAACCCGCATGGGCTGGATGAGTCGCTGATAGCCGACTACCTCGCAGTTCGCAAAGCCGCCAAGGCCCCGGTCACCGCGCGGATCTGGTCCGGCCTAAACACCAAGCTCGACCAGTGTAAGGCTTTTGGTATCCAGCCTACTCAGGCCCTGGAGATCGCCGTCGAGAACGGATGGCGGGGCTTCGAGGTTGAGTGGATCACCAAGCGCATCGGCGCTCATCTGCCTGCCAAGGCCAACCCCAATAGCCGCCACCATGGTTTCAGTGACCGCGATTACACCGGCGGCCTGACCGAGCTCGAGGACGGTACCTATGCGATCTGAATCGGTGATCACCATGTCCGACGTGAGAAACGCCGCCGGCTTCCGCGTCCAGCCTGCGAGCTGCGAGAACCACGGCGACTTCGAGCAGCGGGTGACCATGCTCATGGGCCGCGAAATCGTTGGCCTCTGCCCAGAGTGCGAGAAGGCCGCCATTGCCGAACGAGAGGCGAAGCAGCAGGCCGAGGAAAACCGCCTCAAGCGCGAGGCCATGACCCGCAAGTTGGGTTCGGCGCTTATCCCGAAGCGCTTCGCCGACCGCACCCTGGCCAACTACCGCGTCGAGCACGAAGGCCAGCGCAAGGCCCTGGCCTACTGCACGCGCTACGTGGCCGCGTTCGAGGAGATCGAGCGCACCGGGCGTTGCCTGATGTTGCTGGGCCAGGTCGGCACCGGCAAGACCCACTTGGGTGCCGGCATGGCCAACGAGCTGATGCGCAACACTTCGGCCACCGCCGTTTACCGGACGGTGGGCGCGATCCTGCAAGCCATCCGCGCCACTTACGACCGCCACAGCGGGCAGTCCGAGGCCGACATCCTGGCCAGCCTGATCGAGCCGTCATTGCTGGTGCTGGACGAGGTCGGGGTCAGCAAGGAGCAGCCGAGCGAGTTCGAACTGACCACCCTGTTTTCGATCATCAACGGGCGCTACGAGCAGATGCGCCCCACGGTGGTGATCTCCAACCTGGAGGCCGGCCAACTGCGCCACGCCATGGGCGAGCGGTGCTATGACCGCCTGCGCGAGGGCGGCGGGGTGGTGGTGCCCTTCGAGTGGGATTCTCACCGCGGCAAGGAGTCCTGACCATGCGGCAAACCAAGTTGACCAAGGCCGCGCGCGGCCGGGAGTGCCAAGTTCGCATTCCGGGCGTGTGCAACGGCAACCCCGAGACCACCGTCTTGGCGCACTACCGCCTGACGGGCACCTGCGGCGTCGGCAAGAAACCACACGACCTGCAAGGCGCCTGGTCCTGCAGCGCCTGCCACGACGCCTGTGACGGTCGCAGTCGTGACGTGGATCGCGCCACCGCTCGCCAGTACCACGCCGAGGGCGTCATGCGTACCCAGTCGCTGCTGCTCAACGAGGGGGTGCTGGTCGCATGAAGCTCCCAACCTGGTTGCCTTGGCTTGTACTGGCCGTGCACTGCATCGCATTCATCGGAGTTAAGGCCGAGCGCGACGATGCGCGCCGGGATTCCGCCGTACTGGCGGGACTCTACAACGCCATTCTCATCGGTCGCGGCTGCGAGGTCCCGGAATGAGCACGCTGAGACTGCGCGCGCCAAAAGCCCGCACCCCTCGCGCCAAACCAGTCGACCGTGAAGGCCAAGAACAGGCCGCGTTGCTGGCCGAGATTAGCCTGAAGCACCCCGACGTGTATGAGCTGATCTATCACGTCCCGAATGGTGGTCACAGGGTCAAGGCGGTGGCGGCCAAGCTCAAAGCTCAGGGCGTCAAGGCAGGCATACCCGATCTTGTGATGCTGCCTGCCACGGTGGCGGCATGAGCGCGACCCGGGAAGTTAAGCTGAGCGAGGCCGAGGTACGCCGGCAGGCCGCCGACAAGTCGGTGCGCGACCTGCGCGACCCGCGTCACCCCGGCCTGTATCTGCGCTTCTGGAGCAACCGCGAGCGTGGCACCTGGCACCTGGTGCGCGGCAAGAAGTGGGTGCCGGTCGCCCGCTGGCCTGACGTGACCGTGGCGGCGGTGATTGCCGCGCTGCCCGTGCTGCGTCAGCGCCTGCTGCGCGATCCGGCCACGGCACCGGTGGTTTCCGGCATGGCCACCGTGGGGCAGCTGCTGGACTGGTACGGTGACCGCATGGCCCGTGACCGCTCGTTGTCGGCTAAGCGCAAGGCCGGCGCCAAGTCAGCGATTGCCCAGCACCTCAAGCCGCGCCTGGATGATCTGGCCCTGGCTGACGTGTCTGCCGATGCGTTGGACAAGCACCTGATGTGGCCGTGCCAGGCCGAGGTGTCGCTGTCCTACCTGCGGCAGATGTTCGCGCTGTTGCTGACCGCCTTCCGCCAGGCCCTGCAACTGGGCCTGATTGACCGAAACCCGATGGCCGGGATGCGCTTCAATGACTTCACCAAGGCCAAGATCCTGCCTAAGACAGCCCGCCTGCGTGACGTGCAGTTGCCGGAGCTGATGCGGCAGCTGGCCCAGGCATTCCAGCAGAAGCCGGGTGACGCCATGCTGGCCCTGATGATGCTGGCCCACGGCACCCGGATCGGTGAGACCCGCATGGCCCGCTGGAACGAAATCTCCCTTGCGGCGGCCGAGTGGTTCATCCCCGCTGCCAACGCCAAGACCCGTACCGAGCACCGCCTGCCGTTGACCGCCCAGATGCAGGCGCTGCTGACCCGGTACCGGGCCATCCAGCAGGCCGACGGCTATCAGGGGGTCTACCTGTTCCCGAATCGCCGGGGCCTGTGCCTGAGCGAGACGCAAGCCAGCAACGTGTTCAAGCGTCTGGGGCAGGGCGAGTGGACCAGTCACGACCTGCGCAAGGTATCCCGCAGTACCTGGACAGACCTCGGCATCGATGGACACATCGGCGAGATGCTGCTGAACCACAAGCTGGGCAAGATCGCCAGCACCTACATCCACACCCAGGCCATGCAGCAGCGCCGCGCCGCGCTGGAGAAGTGGCACGCCTGGCTTGATCGGATCGGCTTTGCCGCCATTCACGGCCTTACCAAGGCCTTATTTGAAATTTCGCAGAATTCGCCAGAGGCCACAGCAGCCGTGGCGCCCAACGACCTTACCGCATTTGTAATTAGCGAGGATTCGAAATGAAGAACGACGACAAAATCCGCGCCGAGTTCGAGCGCCACTTCCCGGTCCCGGATGGCATCAAATGGGACCCGGCAGTTGGCGATTACGTCGTGACTTGCAAGGGCTGCTGGATGGCTGCCGAGGAAGCGGTCTTCCAGGCCCGCCGGGAGGGCTGGTGGGCATCCCGTGAAGCGCTGCGCGTCACCAACCCGTTCCCCGTCCAGATGGGCGACCCAGACGCGGCTTGGGCGCGAGAGGTGGCCGAGAAGTCGCTGCGCGCCCAGGGCCTGAAGGTGGTCGGCTGATGAAGAAGCACGGCCCAGCCTTCAAGAAGGCCGTGATCGAGCTGGACAAGTGCCCTTTGTGTCGTGGGAGAGCGGTCACTCAGGGTGTGTTTCACGAACTGCCATGCGACTACTGCAACGCCTCGGGCTGGGTAGCGGCTGCAACTGGCGATGCCTTGGCCCTGGATGAACTGGTGACCCAGCTCAGCATGAGGCTACGGGCAGCGCTCCGGCAGATCGAGCAATTGAAGAACCCTCAGGCATCCGGGCCTGAGGCTACATATCAGGGAAGCAACCGGCGCGGCGCCGGCGGCACCAACTACACCGGCGATTGAGGGGGAAGGACATGATTTACAGCAGCGTATCGGGTGCAGTAGTTGCCGCTCTGGCGGCGGGCGAGAAGGGATCGGCAAAGGCCCAGGCCTGGCAGAAGCTGTACAAGGCGGCAGAGGAAGAGGGTGGATGCTTGGCCTCGCTGGCTGGCCACTCGGGAGGAATCGATCAGGCCCAGATCGACTTCTGGGTGTCTGCGAGACTCCACCACATGCTCAAGCCGCAACACTGGGATGCTTTGGTGGCCAAGTACAGCACCAGCAAGGCCAAGAAGGTTCAAGCCATCACTTTGGTGCGACCTCGCATTGCTAGCCCGGCCTCCCAGCTGTTCATCTACAAGGCAGTCACTGCCTGGGCAATCCCGAAGCTCAAGGGTGCTCGCCGCAAGCCGCCGCGCTCTGTGTCGGTTGAGATTCCTTTGGATGCATCGGCGTGGCGTCGTGACGCCACCGTGAATGCTGCAGTTGCTGCTGGTCAGGCGGAAAAGAAGCGCATCGAGGCGATCCAAGAGGGCGTGATCATCCTGCCGGACAGCTTCTACGACATGAACACCTGGGACATTGATGCCACTCCGGAGTCGACGCGCCGCCGCTGGAGGGCTGAAATCAACGAGAAACTCGACGGCCTGGTGGATGACGCACTGGCTGATGTGAAGGTGATTCTGGAGGCTGAAGGGTTGCTGATGAAAGAGGCCGCGTGATTGCCTGTTGACATCAGTGAGCGACTGAGCGAAATTATCCCCATCCTGTCATTCCTGCGCGTTGCTGAGGAGTGGCACAAAAGCCCGGCCATTGAGCTGGGCTTTTTTGTTCCTGACCTTCTATCCTCGGCATGAGTCTTGGCCTGTCGCCAAGTCGCTAAAGCGGAGATGTCTCATGCAGCGCAGAAAGGAATTGGCTCTGCGGATTTTGGTTCTGATCGAAGATATGGATCGCGGATCGGGTGTTGATGAGAGAAATGTCTCTAACAACATCGGTGGGTCGCCTGCGGCGTTTGAGGTGGATATTCATTACCACCTCGGCCTGCTGGCTTCTGGCGGTTTTTTAAGGGTGGAAATCCAGCCTTCGACGTATGTGAACATTTATCACATGACCTGGGCTGGGCATGACCTTCTGGATAAACTGGTAAAAGAAGTCCAGTAAATTTGAATCGCTAACAGACCCGGCCACGTGCCGGGTTTTTTTATGGAGCAGTGCTTATGGCCGAGCCAAGTACCGGCGCCCTCGCAGTGACCGGCGTACTTGCCAGCGTCGGCCTGGGTGCTGCATTCCCCCAGCTGGATCTCGCCGCACTGGTTGGCGCGTTCGGTGGGGCGTTCTTCTACGTGGTGTTCGCCAAGGACATCAGCACCTGGCGCCGTGTCGGCTATCTACTGGCTGGCTGGATCGGTGGCTACTTCGGAGCGGCTGAGCTGATGGGCCGGGCCTGGACCCAGACCGCTGGCTTCAGTGCATTCGTATGCGGCGTGCTCTGCGTCGTCACATTCTCTGGCTTGCTGGAGTGGATGCAGACCGGTCGCATGCCTACCTGGCTGCAATGGGTCTTCCGTCTGCGCGCCAGGAAGGAGGGTTGAATGGTTGCCGTTATCCAGGCCGGGCTCTGCGCCGTTATCTTCGTGATGATTGGGCTGCGCTACCGGCCATACCCCGATGCTCGCTACAAGCTGAGCGTTTCGCTCATGGCGTGGGCTGCCTGCGCCGTGACCGGTATGCAGTGTGTCAGCCTCATCGGCCGCATGGTGTTGCACGATGACTTTGCTGATGCTTCCTGGTTCAACACTGCGTTCTACCTGCTGGCAGCCATCCTGGTTTGTCGGGCCAAGGGCAACGTGGCCAAGATCGTTCGGGTTGACTGATGGCAAGGCTCAAGACGCTTGGCTCTCGCATCAAGGAGAGCGCAGGTTCAAGGGTCAAGGTGATGACGCCTGGCAGCTGGCGTAGCGGAATGACCAGCTCCCAGCGTGGTTACGACTACAAGTGGCAGAAGGCCCGCGCGCAGTACCTCAACGACAATCCGCTCTGCGTCTTCTGCGAGCGGAACGGCCGCACTGCCGCTGCAAAGGTGGTCGACCACATCATTGCTCACCGTGGGGACATGGCTCTCTTCTGGGATCAGGCCAACTGGCAGAGCCTCTGCAAGCCTTGCCACGATTCGGTCAAGCAGGCCGAGGAGGCAGCTGGCCTGGGCGGCTGAGTCATCCGAGCGGCACAGCGGCACGTCAGTGACGTGCCTCGAAGGGTAGGGGGGGCAAAAGCTAGGGATTCTCATCTAGCTAGACCGCCTCCGACCCCACGTAGACATTTTTCTCCCCCCTAAAGGTTTTTGTTAATGGTGTTAACAGACAAACAGCGACAGTTTGTTGACGCTAAGGCCCGGGGCGCGTCCAACAAAGAAGCAGCGGAAGCCGCGGGCAGTAAGCCCTCTACGGCTGCCGCAGCTGGTTCGCGCTGGGCCAATGATCCGAAGATCGCATCCGCAATTCTGGCTCGTAGAGCAGAGCTCAGTGTTAACCCTGAGCCGAGAAAGCGGCGCAGCAAAGCGAAGGCCGATGAAGCCAATGAAGACCCCGTCGAGATGAACGAGGCCGACGGAGAGTTCCTTGGCTGCCTGCCTTCAACCAATGATCCATTGGTCTGGCTGCTCGCGCTGATGAACGAACCCCGGGCGAAAGTCTTCGACCGGCGCAACGCTGCGCAGACCGCCGTGCCGTATATCCACGGGAAGAAGGCCGAGGCGGGCAAGAAAGAGCAAAAGGCGGAGGCCGCGAAAGAGGCCGGCAAGGGCAAGTATTCCCAAAGCAAGCCGCCGCTTACTGTCGTCAAGGGGTGACGCATGCTTTGGACCACGGCCTGCCCTGACTGGTGGCGGCGCCTGGCTGCCAGCGAATCAATCATCCCCGAACCGCTTTTCCCCCAGGAAGCAGAGGAGAGTCTGGAGGTTTTCAAGGGGCTGCGCATTGTCGATGCCCCAGGTAGCCCAACCATTGAAAGTGCATGTGCCCCATGGGTACTGGCTTTCGCAGGGGCTGTTTTCGGCAGCTATAACAGCGAAACAGGCGAACGCCTGATTCGGGAGTTCATGCTTTGCATCCCGAAGAAGAACAGCAAGTCGACCATCGCTGCTGCAATCATGCTGACGGCCCTGGTCCGCAACTGGCGGATGTCAGCGGAGTTCATCATCCTCGCTCCGACTAAGGAGATTGCCGACAACGCCTTCGTCCCAGCCAAGGACATGGTCAACAACGACGAAGAGCTGAAGGACCTGCTGCACGTGCAGCCACACCTTCGGTTGATCACTCACCGCGAGACGGGCGCCACGCTGAAGGTCGTCGCCGCTGATAGCGACGTGGTGGGCGGCAAGAAGGCCGTTGGCGTGTTGATCGACGAGGCATGGCTGTTTGGCAAGAACCCGAAAGCCGCCGACATGATTCGGGAGGCCACCGGTGGCCTGCTGTCCCGACCTGAAGGCTTTGTCATCTGGCTGACCACTCAATCGAACGAGCCGCCGGCCGGAGTGTTCCGGTCGAAGCTGAATTATGCCCGTGGCGTGCGTGATGGCCGCATCAACGACAATCGCTTCCTGCCGATCATCTACGAATTCTCGAAAGAGATGATCGACAGCGGCGCCGCGCGCAAGCCCGAGAATTTCCACCTGGTGAACCCAAACATGGGGTTCTCGGTGGATCGCCCCACGCTTGAACGCCTGTTCATGCAAGCGGAAATCGACGGCGAAGCTGAGTTGCGTGGTTTCCTGGCCAAGCACCTAAACATCGAGATCGGCCTGGCCCTGATGTCGGACGCCTGGGTAGGGGCAGAGTTCTGGGAGCCGCAGGCGGCCACCTGGCTCAACCTGGAGCAGATCCTTGAGCGGTGCGAGGTCATTGATGTGGGCGGTGACGGTGGCGGCCTGGACGACTTGCTCGGGCTTGCCGTCATAGGTCGAGAGGCTGGTACGCGACGGTGGTTCCACTGGGCGCATGCCTGGGCCCATCCCTCGGTGCTTAAGCGGCGCAAGTCCGAAGCACCCAGGCTAAAGGATCTCGAAGCGATTGGCGATTTGACCATCGTCAAGCGGATCGGCGATGACGTCGAGGAATTCGCTGCCATCGTCAAGCGCATCAACGAGACGGGGCTGCTCGACAAGGTCGGGCTCGACCCCGCGGGAATCGGTTCTGTTCTCGACGCCCTGGCTGATGCCGGTGTCGAGGAAGACAAGATTGTTGGCATTTCCCAAGGCTGGAAGCTAACCGGCGCGATCAAGACGACAGAGCGCAAGCTTGCCGAGGGCACGCTGCTGCACTGCGGCCAGCCGCTCATGGCCTGGTCGTGCGGGAACGCCAAAGGCGTCCCGTCGGCCAACGCCTTCTTGATCACCAAGCAGGCCTCGGGCACGGCCAAGATCGATCCGCTCATGGCTACTTTCAACGCCGTTTCTCTGATCAGCCTCAATCCTGAAGGCCGCGGGGGAATGGACAACTTCATGGCAGGCATTCGGGATCCACTGATCGCATGAACGCATTTCATATTTTCATCGCCTGCTCAGTGGTCGCTTTCTGCTTGGCATGCGGGGGCGTCTGGATGCTGGCTGGTACCGGCTGGGCTTTGCTCGCGGGATCGCTGAGCTTTTTCTGCATCGCCGGCTTCATCCGCAGAGGGCTTGTCAGTGATTAAATCTCTATCCCAGGCATTGGGGGCTGCTGTCACCAAGCCTTCAGCCAGCATGAGTGAATGGCTCGGCAAGACCATCAAGCTGTCAGATGGAGGTTTCTGGAGTGCCTTCAACGGCGCCCAGTCTAGTAGTGGTAAGTCAGTCAGCGTCGATAAGGCCATGCGATTGTCCACCGTGTGGGCATGCGTTCGGATTATCTCGACTTCGGTAGCTGGCTTGCCGTTGAGCATCTACCGGCGGATGCCCGATGGTAGTCGAGAGAGCGCCCGTGATTTCCCGCTGTACGACGTTGTGCACAACAGCCCCAACGAAGACATGGCTGCCTTCCATTTCTGGCAGGCAGTCGTCGCCTCGATGCTGTTGTGGGGCAACGCCTACTGCGAGATCCATCGCTCTGCTGGGCGCGTCATCGCCTTGGACTTCCTGATGCCGTCGAGAGTCGATCTGGAGTTCGACGACGATGGACGGCTCAGGTATTTCTTCAGGCCCCGAAAGGGAGCCCGTCGAGAGATCCAGCGGCAGGACATGCTGCACATCCCAGCCTTCACCCTGGACGGCCGAGTCGGCCTTTCTGCTATTCGGTACGGTGCGGACGTGTTCGGTTCTGCGATGTCAGCAGACGATGCCGCCAACAGCACGTTCCGAAACGGCATGATGCCCACGGTCGCATTTTCGGTGGACAAGACGCTCAACCCAGCCCAGCGCGTTGAGTTTCGTGAGTACGTGAAGACCATTTCCGGGGCGCTGAATGCCGGCAAGAGCCCTGTGCTCGAGCAAGGCGTGAAGCCGGAGATGATCGGCATCAACCCTGCCGATGCTCAGCTGCTTGAGTCGAGAGGCCACAGCATCGAAGAGATCTGCCGATGGTTCGGTGTTCCGCCCTGGATGGTGATGAAGACCGACAAGGGCAGCAACTGGGGCACAGGCTTGGAACAGCAGCAGATCGCGTTTCTCACCTACTGCATCATGTCCTTCACGGCGCCGATCGAGCAGTGCGTGAACAAGTGGTGCATGACGGCTGTTGACCGGATCAAGTTCTACGCAGAGTACTCACTTGAAGCGTTCCTGCGTGCGGACAGCGCTGGTCGCGCGGCCTATCTCAGCACGATGGGGCAGAACGGCTACATGACCCGAAACGAGGGCCGGCGGAAAGAAAACCTTCCGAGCATGCCGGGTGGCGATGTACTGACCGTGCAATCCAACCTGGTGCCACTTGACCAGCTGGGCAAGCAAAACGATGGCCAGGCCGCACGGGCCGCACTGATGAGCTGGCTCCAACAGCCGGAAAAGTAAATCACGGGAGCAATCCATGAAGCACAAGATCCAGTCTCGCGGCCTGCGCAGCGAGATGAGCCCGCGCGCGCTCGAAAAATGGAATCCCGCGATCCAGGCGGCCGTCGAGAACACCTCGGACACCATCACTGTATACGGAGTGATCGGCGAGGACTGGTATGGCGAAGGCGTCACGCTGAAACGTATCGATGCCGCCCTGCGGGCCATCGGCGAGCGAGATGTCACCGTCTACATCAACTCGCCAGGCGGCGACATGTTCGAAGGGATTGCTATCTACAACCGCCTGCAGGAGCACAGCCACCAGGTCACCACCAAGGTGCTCGGCATGGCGGCTAGCGCTGCTTCGATTGTCTTCCTGGCCGGCAAAAAGCGTGAGGTGGCCAGCAGCGCCTTCCTCATGATCCACAACTGCTGGACCTGGCTCGCCGGCAATCGCAACTACCTGCGCGATATCGCTGACGACATGGAGGAGTTCGACGCCGCGATGGCAGACCTCTATGCCGAGACCAGCGGCCAATCGACAGAAGACATGGCCGAGCTGATGGACGACGAAACCTACATCCGTGGCAAGCGTGCAGTTGAGCTTGGTCTGGCTACTGGGATGTTGTCGGCCACTGAGGTAACCGAGCGTGAAACCGAAGACGCCGCGCAAGCCAATGCACTCAAGGCCATGGATGTAGCCCTGGCCAAGGGCGGCATGCCTCGCTCCGAGCGTCGTGAACTGTTCGCCAGTTTCAAGTCCGGCATGCCTCGCGCTGCCGGCGGGGGTACGCATAACGCTGCCCCGCCCGATAAGCCTCGCGCTGTCGCGCCAGACCTCTCCGCCTCTCTGAGCGCGGCAACCAATCTCCTCAATTCTCTGAAAGGAAAGTGACCATGGACTTTGAAGCCCAAGTCAAGGAACTCAACGCCAGCCTCAAGGGCATTGGCGATCAGATCAAAAGCCAGGCCGAGGCGACCGAGAAGCAGATCAAGGCCTCCGGCGAAATGAATACCGAAACCCGCGCCAAGGTTGATGAACTGCTGACCAAGCAGGGCGAGCTTCAGGCGCGATTGGGCGAGGCCGAGCAAAAGCTCGTGAACGCAAGCCGGGATCGCAACCATCAGGAGGAGCCGCAGAAATCGGTAGGCGCCCTCGTGATCGAAAGCGAAGAAATGAAGGACATGAACTCATCCTTCCGCGGCTCTCGTCGTGTCTCCGTGCCGCGTGCGGCCATCACCACCGCAACCGGCGGGGACCTGGTGCAGACTCAGCGCCTGCCGGGGATTATTGCCCCAGCTCAACGCCGACTGACCGTTCGCGACCTGGTCGCGCCGGGTACCACCGAATCGAACTCCATCGAGTACGTCCGTGAGACTGGCTTCACCAACAACGCCCGCACCGTGGCGGAGACCACTGCCAAGCCGTACTCCGACCTGACCTTCGGCCTGACCACCGCGAATGTGCGAACCATCGCCCATTTGTTCAAAGCCAGCCGCCAGATGCTGGACGATGCCAAGGCCCTGCAGAGCTACATCGACGGTCGTGCACGCTACGGCCTCAACATGGCTGAAGAGGCTCAGTTGCTTTACGGCAACGGCACTGGTGTGAACCTGCAAGGCCTCATGACCGTTGCTCAACTGTACGCCGCCCCGTCTGGCGTCGCTGTAGTGGGCGAGCAGCGCATTGACCGCCTGCGCTTGGCACTGTTGCAGGCCGAACTGGCCGAGTTTCCATCCGACGGCATCGTGCTCAACCCGATCGACTGGGCGGCCATTGAGCTGACCAAGGACGGGGAAGGCCGCTACATCATCGGCCAACCGCAAGAAGGCACCAACGCGAAGCTGTGGAATCGTCCGGTGGTTTCCACCCAGGCCATGACCCAGAACGACTTCCTGGTTGGCGCCTTCAAGCTCGGCGCTCAGATCTTCGACCGCATGGAAATCGAAGTGTTGATCTCGACCGAGAACAGTGATGACTTCGAGAAAAACATGGCAACGATTCGTGCCGAAGAGCGCTTGGCCTTTGCCATCTATCGCGACGAAGCGTTCGTTACTGGCCCGCTGGTCACGCCTTAACCGTCCCGCAAATCGGCGCCAGAAATGGCGCCGCAATGGAGTAATCCAATGGCACGTAAACAGGAAACACCAGCTTCCACGGCTGCTGCGAAGGATCCGGTCTCGGCCGTTGCCTCCACTGACGGCCCGCCTGAAGGAGACTCGCTTCTTTCGCCGGCCGCGGCGCCCCTTCCAGCAAGCGGTGACTCGGGCGATTCGGGCGACACGGGGGCTCCTGCAACCGCTCCAGCTCCAGCAGGCTCGGGCGTTGTGCCGGCAGAAGGACAAGCAGTCGCTGGCACTGGCTCGGATGTCGTCACGGGCGATCAGGGTGCTAGCTCCGGCATCGCCGCTACTGACGCTGCGTTATCCGAAGACGCCAGTCAGGCCGCTTCAACCTTGGCTGATAGCAGCACCAGCGCTGATCAGTTGTCACAAGAGGGCCAGGTCAACCCTGACCCTGCGACTCTTGAGATTTATCCGCTGCGCTCTTACATGGATGAAGGCGAGCTTCGTCGTCGTGGCGGGCCTGCTTATACGGTCCCGCGCCGGCATGCGGAGGAACTGGTGCAGCGGAATCTGGCATCGCTCGAACCGCTGAAGGAGTGAGGGTATGTCGGTCATCAGCTTGACCATTGCCCGGCATCATCTCCGAGATCCCGACGATGATGACGAATACCTGGAGCTCCTGATCGAGGCGGCAGAAGGGCAGGCTATGGACTATCTGAACCGTCGCTTCTACGCAGATCAGCAAGCGCTGGACGAAGCTGTCGCTGCCGACGATGCCGGCGAGTCCCCCATGGTCTGCAATAAGCAGATCAAGGCTGCCTGCTTGCTGATCCTCGGCCAGCTATACGCCAACCGCGAGGACGTTGTGATTGGGACCATCGCCACCGAACTGCCGCAAGGTTCGAAGGCGCTCCTCACGCCGCATCGTATCGGGTGGGGCATATGAGGGCTGGGCCGCTGCGTCATCGGCTGCAGGTGGCTCATCGACACGAGGAGAGGAATAAATCCGGGGGCGCCACAGTGACGTGGCTGCCAGCTGCTCGCCCTGAAATGTGGGGTGAGATTCGTACCCCAAGCGGTCGGGTCATTGCGGTTGCTGAAAAGCTGAGTGCTGTTGTAACCGCCGAAATCATCGGCAGGCCGCGCCCAGATATCGTCGCAGGATCGCGCCTGACACGCCGGGGGATCACCTACCAGGTTGAGGCCGTTTTGCCGGACAACGAAAACTCCTTGATGAGGCTTCTCTGCTCATCGGTACCTAACCCATGAGGTGAATGATGAAAATTCGAGCACTAGGCCCGCTGACGGGCGCATCTGGTGAGCGTGAGAAGGGCGAAGAGTTCGAGGTCGACAAGGCCTATGGCGAAGGCCTGATTTCCCGGGGGTACGCCGAAGCGGTCACCGACAAGGCCGCGAAGCCCGCCAAGGTTGATCCGGCCAAGGAGTAGGGTATGGCCCGCCGGTCGAGCCTTCGCGGTGACATCCGGCTACGCCGGACGCTGCGCAACATCCACAAGACGATGGACAACGAGTTGCAGCCTGCCATGGCCAAAGCAGCCGCGCGGGTACTCGAAACCCAGCGACAGCTGATCCCCAAGGATACCGGCGCTGCTGCAGCCGCCCTACGTGTCTACGTCACCCCCAGCGGGCTGGATGCTCAGGTGGGCATACGGGGCAAGCGAGACAATCGCCGATTCTTTTACCTGCGGTTCCTTGAGTACGGCACCAAGGGCTATTCCGGCAGCATGTACCAGCGAGCTGACCGGAACGCCATCGGCGGCGTGCACACCAACAACCGCGACAAGTCGCAACTGAAAGGGCGGCGCAACTCGATACGCCAGCGCGACACGAAGAACAAGTCCGATGGGCAGCACTTCTTCGGCAAGTACCCGGACATACCAGCGAGGCCGGCGCACCCATGGTTGCGGCCGTCTTTGGATGTAAACCGCGAGTTTGTGATGGCCGATTTGCAGGAAGCAGTCCGCCGAACGCTGCGTAAAGCAAGCCAGGGGGTAGGCAATGGCTGATCCATCTGTGGCACTGCAGGAGGCCATCTTCGCCAGGCTTCAGGCCGAGGTCAGCTGCCCGATATACGACGGCGCGCCCTTGAATGCTGAAATGCCCTACGTATCCATCGACCGGGAGGTATCGGTCAACAGCAGCCCAATCGCTGGCCGCAAGCGCGAAACGCGCCTGTTGTACCTGTCCGTCTGGTCCGATGCCGTGGGCCAGGCCGAGGTTAAGCGCATCAACGGCGAAGTCATCGCCGCTTTGGACGAGCGTCGCCTCCCATTGGAGGTGGGTCGCGCGGTATCCATCCGGGTCGAGCAGGTCGACGCTCAGCGCGATGCCGACGGCATTACTTACCAGGGCTCGATCACCGTCCGCGTGATCACTACCCACTGAACTACCCATCTGCCGCGCCGCGGCTTTTATCCAATGTGCCTTTGGAGGAACCCTCATGGCCGACGACAACCTCAACACAGCCGCGGGCTGCCGCCTTGCCATCGGCGGAAAGACCGGTGCCGATAGCGAAACCAAGTACAAGGCCGACACGTACGTACAGGTGGGCGAGATCGAAGACCTGGGCGAATTTGGCGACGCCTTCAGTGCCGTAAACTTCACTTCCCTGAGCGATGGCCGCGTGCGCAAGTACAAGGGCACCGCCGACGCGGGGAACATGACCATGACCGTGGGCCTAGACAGTGGCGATGCTGGTCAAAAAGCCGTGTCGGTAGCGCACAAGGACCGCTCCAAGGGCAACTACAACGTCAAGGTCACGCTCAACGACGGTGACCCAGATGCGACCCCGGTGATTCTCCCTACCACCTTCTACTTCGGTGTGAAGGTAATGAACAACACCGTGGCTCCAGGTGCGGCCGATAACGTAGTGCGTCGCAATATGACGTTCGCGATCAACACCGACATCATTGAAATCCCTGCCGGCCCGGCAGTCCCTTGACCGAAGGGGCTGAGCCCCTTCCTTCGTTGCGAGAACCCCAATGAGCGAAGCCTTGCATGGCACCGTCACGCTGGTAATCGGTGCGCGCAGCTACACCCTCAAGCCTACGTTGGATGCGGCACTGCGCATTGAGGCCCGTTTTGGCGGGTTGCGCGCAGCCCTGGAGTCCATGCGCCTGATGAGCATTGCTGCTTGCGCAGACATCGTCATCGCCGGCGCCGACCTGAAGCCCGATCAGCACCCGGCCATCGCCGGTGAAGTATTCCACTCCGGTGTAGCCAAAGTGTCCGGTCAGCTGACCGAGTTCATCACTGTCCTACTCAACCCGGTGCCGCCGAGCGTTGCCGCCCGGGGAAAGGACGAGGCGGCCAGCACAGCGCAGTGAAGAACGGCAGCTACGTCGATTACCTATTCGGCGTGGCCACCGGCTGGCTTGGCTGGCCGCCTGACACCGCGTGGCAGACCCCCATCCCCCAGATCATGCTTGCGCTCGATGCCCACCTCGACTGGACAGGGCGCGGGCAGGCTGACCAAGGAAAAGCCCAAGCTGCGCCCCAGAAACGGGAGAGCGTCGCCGAAAAGCTCAAAAACTTCCTGCGGGGGAGGCCTAAACAGTAGATAGCGTGCCGCCTCCGGGCGGATTTTTTGTGCTTGGAGATTTGCATGGCCGACCAACAAGTCCAGGGGATGCTGGTCCAGATCGAGGCCACAACGGCTCAGCTGCGCCGGGAGCTGGCCAGTGCTGACCAGGTGGTGGCCCGCACCACTGATTCGATCGACCGCAATCTGGCCCAAGTCGACTCCGCGTTTGATAGCGCAGGTGGCGCGGCCCAGCAGGCTGGCGTGCTCATCCGCGGCGCCTTTGCCGCCGTGGCCGGTGCGGGCATCATCGGCAGCATCATCAAGCAGGTCGACGCCTACGGGCAGATGTCGGATCGGATGAAGGCTGCCGCCAGCAGTGCTGGCGAATACCAGATGGTGCAGGAACACCTGCTGCGCACGGCCCAGGAAACCTACCGTCCCCTGGCCGAGGCCCAAGAGCTGTACATTCGCACTGCCGATGTCATGCGCAGCCTGGGCTTCAACACCCAGCAGACGCTCGACATCACCGACAGCTTCAGCTTCCTGCTGGTGACCAACGCCGCCGCCGCCGACAAGGCAGGCTCAGCGTTGGATGCCTACTCTAAAGCGCTGCAAACCGGCAAAGTCGAGGCCGATGGCTGGGTGTCCATTCAGGAGGCCATGCCGACGATCGTCACGGCTATCGCCAACGCCACCGGCAAGAGCGCTGAAGAGATCCGCAAACTGGGGGTACAGGGCAAGCTATCGCTTGACGACATCAATACCGGGCTGCTGCGCACTGTTGAGGCCAACCGTAAGGCTGCGGCTGATATGTCCACCAGCGTACAGGACGCCTTGGTGAACATCGGCAACGCCGTGCAGACCTTCCTCGGAGGGATGGAAGAGCAGACCGGCGCCGTAGCAGGCCTGTCGAATGTGCTGATTGCGCTGGCCGACAACGTCGACCTGGTGGCCGTGGCCATGGGGGGAGCTGGCGTCGCCGCGTTGACTAACTACGTCGCTAAGTCTGGGTTGGCCGTAAAAGCGTCGCTGGCCGACCGCGCCGCGCGTATCGCTCAGGCCGAAGCGGTGTTGCAGGCGGCCTTAGCCGATCAGCGCAAAGCCGAAACCGCTACCATCCTGGCAGCTCGCGAAGCAGTGGCGGCGCGTGGCACTGCTGTACAGACCCAAATGTCCATCCAACTGGCGCAGGCGCGGCAGCGCGAAGCAGCTGCTACCACCGCGGTTGCAACTGCACAGGCCGGCCTTCGGACAGTCAGTGCAGGCCTGCTCAGCGTTCTGGGCGGTCCGATGGGGCTTGCCCTGTTGGCCGGCACGGCGGCTGCCAGCTTCCTGCTACTGAGCAACAACGCCGATCAGGCAGGCGTTAGCCTGGAGGATCTGCGCAAGCCGGTCGCCCAGCTTCGGGAGGAATTCGCAAAGCTCAACAAGGACCAGCGCGAAGCATCGCTGGTCAAGTGGCAGCAGGAACAGATCACCTCGGCGGGCAAGGTCAAGGATGCGTATGGCGACCTGGCCCAGTCCATCCGCTCTGCCGTGGTCACTGCGCCGGCGCGTGACTCCGGTGGCCAGTACAACCGGCAGTTGGCTGAGTACCAAGGCCTGGTTGATCGGCTCAACGAAGCGCGCACGGCGGGCCAAGGGCTTTCGCCGATCCTGCAAGAGGTCGGCAACCGTCTTCAGCTGCCGTCCAGCACGGTGCAGCAGTGGATTACCCAGGCCGGTGCAGTCAGCGACGCCGACCAACGCTCGAACCTGATCGCCGAAACGCTGCGGGTGCTCACCGGCGTCACCCAAGAAAATACCTCGGCCACCCAGGCGAACAACGCCGCGAAGGTTGGCATGAGCTCGGCGGGTCAGACCTACCTGGAGACACTGCAGAAGCAGCTGGCCGGCCTCCAAGACAACGGCGATGCCACCAAGATCGCCAACCGCTATATCGAGGAAAATGCCGACCTCACCGACACGGATCGCCAGGCGATTCTTTCGGCGGCCAGCGCGATCGAGTCGCAGAAGAAGGCCAACAAGGATGCTACTGAGGGCACCAAGGACCGCACGAAGGCGCTGAAGGATGAGATCAAGGCCCTCGACGCCATTATCGACCGCGCGTTGCCGGAGAAAAAGCGGCTGGAGGATCTGGCGGAGGGTGTGCAGGGGCTGCGCAAGGCGCAAGCCGCGGGAAAGATCACCGCCGCCGAGATGGAACTTGGCATCAAGAACCTGAACACGGCCTACGCCGACCCGGTTTTGCAGAAGCGTGCCGAGGAGGAGAAGAAGCTTGCAGAGATCCGCCGGAACAGCTCGGAGGCCTATCGCAAGGCTATGGAAGTGGTGCTGCAGACCCGGCAAGACGCCATCGACGCAGACGTGTCCGGCGTCGGCATGGGCGACGACCAGCGCGAGGAGGCCGATCGGCTGAACGCGGTCCGGCAAAAGTATGCCGAGTCACGCCGCCAGTTGGAGGAACAGCAGGAGGATGTCTCGCGTCGGCTCAGCCAGGACGCCTATCAGCAGCGGCTGGCCGATCTCGCCGACTACCAGGCACGGGAACTGCAAATGGAGGTCGACGGCTTCGAGGCCCGCCTTGAGGCTCAGCGCGACTATCGCAACGGCGCCAAACGAGCCTGGGCGAACATCCAGTCGGACGCCGCGAACGTGGCGGGGGCAACCGACGACATGCTCACCACCGGCTTCAACTCGGCTCGCGATGCTGTGGCCGAGTTCGCCATGACGGGTAAGGCCAACTTCAAGAGCTTCGCCGTAAGTGTGATCTCCGACATGGCCAGGATTGCGAGCCAGCAGGCAGCTAGCTCGCTGCTAAGTGGGTTGGTCGGGCTGGGCGTATCTGCGGTGGGGAGCTACTTCGGCGGTGGTGGGGGTAACGGCATGGCACCGGGGTCTGCAGGCGCCGTCTCGTCGAATCTTGGTGCGTCACAAGCTGGCTATGGCAGTGCGTATTTTCCGCAGGCATTGGGCGGTGCTTGGTCTGGCGGTGTGCAGCTTTTCGCCAAGGGCGCAGGGTTCGCTACCAATTCCGTACTGAACACCCCGACGATGTTCGGCATGGGCAACGGTGGACTTGGCGTCGCTGGTGAAGATGGGCCCGAGGCAATCATGCCACTGGCGCGGGGTCCCGATGGGTCTCTTGGTGTGCAGATGGTCGGCGGCGCCGGCGGTGGTTCGACAGTGCTTCAACTCAGTATTCCGGTTGCCGTGACTTTGGAAGATCGGAGTGGGGATGGCATGGAGTTGGACAGCGCCGCGCTGCAGCAGAACATGGAGCGGCAAATGAGAGGAGTAGCGGAACGGGCTATTTCCGATTCCTGGCGAGCCGGGGGGTTGAGCCATCGAAACAGTAATGGGAGGCGCTGATGGCAATCGAAACATTCACATGGGGGCCCGACGATGAGGCCGGCGGCGACAGCACCTTGCGGACCAGGAAGTCGCAATTCGGCGACGGCTATGTCCAAGTCTCCAGCGATGGACTGAACGGAGAGGCCGATAGTTGGGCGCTTTCATTCGGCGGGCTCGCCGATGAGATTACTCCGGCTATCGCGTTCATACGCCGCCATCGGGGCTCCAAGTCTTTCCTGTGGACCAACCCAGAAGGCGTGCTAGGCATGTACCGCTGCGACATGTTTCGGCAGCAGCGCAAGCCAGGTGGAGTGGTAGTGCTGACGGCAACCTTTGAGAGAGCGTTTCACCCATGAGTTTGATCACACAGCTGCAGAAACTGGAACCTGGCGCGGAGATCCTGCTGTTCGAACTGGACGGATCAGACTTCGGGGCGGATTCGCTCAGGTTTCACGGCCATGCAATCCCGCATTCTCCCGAAGAGCTGGCCGCCGCTGGCGCGAATGCCGACCAACTTCCGGCCAAGTCGATCTGGTGGCAGGGCAACGAGTACGGTGCTTGGCCCATGCAAGTTGATGGCATTGAAGCAAACTCAGACGGCACGGCTGTGCGGCCCACGCTTACCGTAGGCAACGTCAATGGCAGGATAACCGCCCTGTGCCTGGCGTTCGACGACTTGTTGGAGTTCAAGTTGACGATGCGCCACACCATGGCGCGGTATCTGGATGCGGCGAATTTCCCCGATGGCAACCCGGGAGCCGAGCCTACTGAGGAAGCGATCGAGGTCTGGTATATCGATCAGAAGGTCTCGGAGAGCGGAACCACGGTTGCGTGGGAGCTGGCCAGCCCGGGTGATGTTGGCGGCGAGACGATCGGCCGGCAGATGACTCAGCTCTGTCACTGGGCAATGGCTGCAGGTTACCGCGGTCCGAACTGCGGCTATACCGGTCCTGACTTCGACCTCGATGGCAAACCCACGGACGACCCGGCCAAGGACCAGTGCAATGGCTGCCTGGATTCGGGCTGCATTGTTCGACACGGCCAGGGCAACCAACTGCCTTTCGGCGGGTTCCCGGCTGTTTCCCTGATCGCACGGAGTTGACCATGCGTAAGCACATCCTCGCTGCCGTGCAGGCGCACGCTACGGCAGAGTACCCGCGCGAGTGTTGCGGACTGATCATTTCTGCTGGTCGCTCGCACCGGTACGTGGCCTGCGAGAACACCGCCACAGAGCCAGCGGAGGAATTTCGCATCTCGCCTGAAGACTACGCTGCAGCCGAAGATCTGGGCGAGGTGATTGGGATCGTGCACTCACACCCTGACGCTACCAGCAGGGCGTCGCCCCGCGATCTGGCCATGTGCGAAGCCACGGGCTTGCCCTGGTATATCCTGTCGTGGCCGGAAGGCGACCTGCGAAGCATCACTCCAACCGGGCGCACGCCGTTGCTTGGCCGACCGTTCGTGCACGGTGCATGGGACTGCTGGCAGGTTTGTGCCGACTGGTACAAGCGCGAGTGGGGGCTCGAGTTTCCGGTCTACGCGCGGGAGAAGGGCTGGTGGGAAAAGTCAGAAGGCCCGAGCTTGTATGAGCAGGCCTACAAGGCCGCTGGCTTCTACCAGGTGAGCCAGCCGCAGCGCGGAGACATGATCGTAATGGCCGTTGGCCGTACCGCGCACCCCAACCACGCAGGTATCTACCTCGGCAGCGCCGCGCATCTGCCCGAAGAGCATGCCCAGGTCTTCGGCCCTGGCCCCTTCATGCTCCATCACCTGCTCGGCAGGCCATCAGAAATCATCGTGTTCGGCGGGCCCTGGCTCGATCGGACACGCCTTGTACTGCGTCATCGGGACGCGAAGTGAAGAGGCGCGGGGCTCCAGGCTGAAATGCCTGAGGTCCTAGCGCACGGCCTTTCACGCTAACTGTTCAATCAGAGCCGAGCTCCACACATGCGGGGTTTGGTACGGATCCCCTAATGTGATGGCCTTGTGATATTTTTGCGCATCTTCAAAGGAGCTGCAGGATGCGAAAAATTCTAAGTTTGGTGGCTATTGCTGCCTCTATCTCGGGCTGTGCGACATCATCCGTCGATTACCATCCGCCAGCTGGTAAGGCTGTACCTAATACGAAGGAAGTGTCTGCACCATTTGACCAAGCCTGGGATGCGCTTGTTCGTCAGCTAAGCAGTGACTTTTTCGTGATCAACAACATCGACAAAAATTCTCGGTTGATCAACCTTTCTTTCTCGACCCAGAAGCCCTCCGATTTTGTGGATTGCGGTACTACGAACCGCGTCTTTGAGAACGGTAGAGGTAAGCGGAACTACAGCTACACTTCCGCAGACTCATCGGACTTCAGCGTGACCAACGCTCAATCCATGGCTTTCAACATGTCACGCCGGAGCAAGCTTGAGGGTCGGGTAAACATTTACCTTGCGCCCACTCCAACTGGGACCACCGTGGCCGTTAATTCAAAATACGCGCTCCAGATTAATTGGTCGGCAGTGGGCTTTGATGGATCGCCAGGAGGTTCAGGAGTGAACAGCTTCGATTTCTCCACGAAGCAAGGCTATGTAGCTCCGGAGCTAACCTGTTACGCAAAAGGCACGCTCGAGCAACGGATCCTTGAAATGGTCAATTGAGGGATCTTTATGCGAATTTTGATGGCGGCGCTGGGCGTCGTGGTGCTGACGGGGTGTGCGAGCGTAGGCGATACCAGAAGCAATCCGCCACTTCTGGAACTACATACATCCAAACAGCCCAAGCAGGCTGCGGAGTGTGTTCGTGATGCTTGGCAGAACGTTACCGTCCTCGGCGCTAGTGTGGGTGGGGTCTTGCAGTCATCCGGGGAGCGCTATTCGGTCCTCGCACCGGACGTACAAGCTCCTCTCCACCTAGTCGACTTTACGCCGGCACCTGGCGGCTCTCGAATCAGCTACCACTTCTATCGAACCTGGCAGTCACCGCTCGGGCGAGTCCTTGATGCTGTCAGGTCCTGCGCTGGATAGACTTGCCGCTACAACCATAAACCACCTCCGGGTGGTTTTTTTACGTTTGGAGAAAACATGTCAGCCCTCGCAATTGAGTATCAGCCAATGACAACCGTCCTCCTGTATGGCCAGCTTCGACAGTTTGGGCGATCGTTCAGGCTTTCCGTACGGTCGCCCGCCGAAGCAATCAAGGCCCTGTGCCTTCAAATACCAGGTTTTGAGCGCTTCCTGGCCAATGCAAAAGCACAGGGCATTGAGTTCGCTATCTTCCGTGGGAGTAGGAACTTGGAAGAAAAAGAGCTGGGATTTAGCGGCTCCGGTGATATCCGAATTGCTCCTGTGATCTCCGGGAGCAAGCGCGCCGGCCTCTTGCAAACCATTATCGGCGTGGCGATCGTGGCATTGGCTTGGTGGAACCCACTTGGATGGTCCGCTGCAACCGCTCTCGCGGTGGGCATGGGTGGCGGCTCAATGGCGGTAGGCGGCGTAATCCAAATGCTCAGTCCGCAGGCAAAGGGGCTCACCATGAGTGGCTCGCCTGAAAACTTGCCGTCCTACGCATTCGGCAGCGCCAAGAACACCACTGCCAGCGGCAACCCTGTCCCGATCTGCATCGGCGAACGCCGCTGGGGCGGGGCGATTATCTCCGCTTCCGTCGAGGCACAAGACAAGGCCTAGAGCCAATTCAGCGAACACGCCGCCTTCGGGCGGTTTTTTATTGCTCGGAGAAATGTATGGGCGCAGCAGCTCATCTGGATATCACCGGCGCCAAGGGCGGCGAGAGCAAGCCGAAGACCCCCGTCGAGGCGCCGGACAGCCTTCAGTCGACCAACATCGCCAAGCTTTTGCTGGCAGTGGGCGAGGGCGAATTCGAAGGCACGCCGACAGACCGTGACATCTACCTCGACAACACGTCGATCATGGATGCCAGTGGTAACGTGAACTTCCCTGGCGTGAAGTGGGAGTGGCGCCCAGGCTCCGTAGAGCAGGAGTACATCCAGGGCATTCCGTCGATCGAGAACGAGAACAGCGTCAACGTCGAACTGCGTAGCGATAACCCATTCACGCGGTCCCTAAGCGACATCCAGCTCTCAGCTGTGCGTGTTCGCATGTCCTGGCCGCGCTTGGTAAGCCAAGACAGCGGCGGCAACACCAATGGCTATCGAATCGAATACGCGATCGATATCGCCACCGATGGCGGCGCCTACGTCGAAGCTCATTTTGGCGCCGTGGACGGCAAGACCACTAACGGCTACCAGCGTTCGGTGCGGGTAAACCTGCCCAAGGCGACCTCCGGCTGGATGCTGCGTGTGCGCCGGATCACCCCGAACGCCAATAGCGGCACCGTAGCCGACACGATGACCATCGCCGGGTACACCGAGATCATCGACCAGAAGCTGCGTTACCCGAACACCGCGCTGCTGTACATCGAGTTCGACGCCCAGCAGTTCCAGAACATCCCCGCCGTGACCGTGAAGTGCAAGGCCAAGCGCTGGCCGGTGCCCAGCAATTACGATCCGGTGGCCCGCACATACAGCGGGGTATGGGATGGCACCTTCAAGCAGGCCTGGACCAACAACCCGGCGTTCGTGACCTACGGTCTGTGCGTCGAGGACCGTTTTGGCCTGGGCAAACGCATCAAGCCGTGGATGGTCGACAAGTGGGAGATGTACCGCATCGCCCAGTATTGCGATCAGCAGGTGCCAAACGGAGTTGGGGGCCAAGAGCCGCGCTACCTGTGCGATATGAACTTGCAGGGCCGTGCGGATGCGTGGTCGCTGCTGCGCGATCTGTCGGCCATCTACCGTGGCATGGTGTACTGGGCCCACGGCTCGCTGTTCATGCAGGCGGACATGCCGCGCGCCCAGGACATCGACTATGTCTTCACCCGGGCCAACGTCATCGACGGCGAGTTCGTGTATGGCGGCGCCGAGCGCAATACGCATTACAGCCGAGCCTTGGTCAGCTACGACAACCCGGCCAACAACTACGACACCGATGTCATCCCTGTAACTGACCTGGCGCTACAGCGCAGGTATCGGGACCGTCCGGTGGAGATCTCGGCCATCGGCTGCACCCGTGCCTCCGAAGCCCAGCGCCGAGGTAAGTGGGCGCTTCTGAGCAACAGCCAGGACCGCACCGTCACTTTCAAGACCGGCATGGAAGGGCGCATTCCGCTGCCTGGCTACGTCATTCCCGTCGCAGACGAGCTGGTTGCGGGCCGTCCAAACGGCGGCCGGATCTCGGCGGCTGCCGGCCGCGTTGTGACCTTGGACCGTGACACGCCGATCAAGGCAGGCGACCGGCTGATCTTGAACCTGCCGAA